ATGGATCAGGTCGTTGTTTTTCAAAAGATGTTTGAGCAAGTGAGAAAAGAGCAAAACTTCTCCTGGTTTTATTCAGAATTAAAACATCACCGTATTGCACATTACATTTATTATCTGGCTACGGATAACATCAGAATTATTACTCACGATGACACGGTTTTGTTATTAAGAGGAACCAGGAACCTGTTAAAAATTAGTACGACCAAGAACCCTGCTAAAATAAAAGAGGCCGCATTGCTTCATATTTGCGGAAAATCTACATTTCGGGAATACTGTTCAACACTAGCAGGCGCGGGCGTTTTCCGGTGGGTTACTGATGTTAATCATAACAAACGCAGTTACTACGCCATTGATAATACGCTTTTATATATTGAAGATGTAGAAAATAATAAACCATTAATCTAGCTAAAGTTGGATGCTTAAGAAATGCTTCATAATTCAGTAAGGCATTAGCATAATGGGAATAAAAGTACAGAGACTATCCCTATGGATGATAAATACTGTCCTTTTATTGCTACCCATAAATAATCACCATGCCAATACTATCAAATTGATATTTGAAATGTGATCACTTGACTTTCTATACGTTATTTTATAACGGTTAATATATTTATAAAAACAACGGGTGTGCCATACGCCCGTTTCAATACTTAACGCACATGTGTTTTGGTTTAGTCATCATCCAGTTATATGTATTTTAGCCAGGAACAGGTTAAACCTTTCCTATATAACTCAAAAATTGAAACCTTATTCTCATGTCATGCTTATATTCATTATTATCGTTATATAAAAAGGCAACCATAATGTTTAGCAAATTGGCACAAAGTAGCATAAAGGCTATGTTTTAATTACAGGATGTTCAGTCATTTGAATGTATAACATTATAGCTAAACAAATCTAAAACGAAGTGAATAATTTATTGTTTTCACTAAATCTCATTTTGTTTAACATCCATTGAGATTCCTTGCTTTAAATTTTGTTTTATATAAGCAATCGTTTTAATTAATTTATTTTTTGAAGGGGTAATATACTCATATGCAAAATAAAGAAATGAACATCCAAATGAACTATATTAAATACCGTGGGATAAGACATAACAAATGAAGTGGATAGTAATTGACACGATAATTCAACCTTCATGCGGCATATCTTTTTCAGCCATATGGGGTAATATGAAAATGATCATCTGGTATCAATCTACTATATTTCTCCCTCCTGGCAGTATATTTACACCGGTTAAATCTGGAATTATCCTTAAAGATAAAGAATATCCTATTACTATTTATAACATCGCACCATTCAACAAGGATTTATGGAGTCTACTCAAAAGCAGTCAAGAGTGTCCTCCAGGAGAAAGCAAAATAACAAATAAATGTTTGCATAATAGTTGCATTATAAAAATATGCCCATATGGGCTCAAGTAAAGGGTTTTATATAAATATGCTCGATATGCTATTAATAATACCTACATAAATAAAACAACGGGCGTGTTATACGCCCGTTGCAATATTAAACACATGTAGTGATTACATGTTCTTGATGATCGCATCACCAAATTCTGAACATTTCAGCAGTTTAGCGCCTTCCATCAGACGCTCGAAGTCATAGGTTACGGTCTTCGCATTGATTGCGCCTTCCATACCTTTAACAATCAGGTCTGCGGCTTCAGTCCAGCCCATATGGCGCAGCATTAGTTAGATGATTAAATCGTAACTATTTGACATAGCAACATAATTTTACTAATTTGCATATAACTCATTAGCTCTTAGCATTTCCATAACTCATTGATTATCAACATGTGTTTTTGAGTTTTGATAACCATTTTTAGCATAAAAATAGCAGTTAACATTTGCAGAAGTTAAGATCAGAGAAAATTTTTACCCTGTAAGGTATTACGTCTTAAATGTGACTTTAATAAACAATTTTATTTCTGTAATCGGTTTATATTAACGTAAAGCATCTCGATTAGCTCTTTTGCATTTTTACTATAGTGCAATTCTCTATGGCAATTCGGACAAAGGGCAACACAGTTATCTGTTGTATCAGCACCACCTGAAGACAGGGGAATTACATGATGCACTTCCAAGTATGGGCTTCCATCATTTAAATAAAACGGAGCATTTTTACCACAGTTTTCACATATACCTTTACTTTGCTGTAAAATCCAAGCTTTTACCATCGGGTCTCGGAGATAAACTTTTTGTAGTCTTTCTACCTCAACTGGTTTTCTGGAGCCCTCGGGTTGACTCAACGTTTTCTTAATTAATTTACTAACCCTCATATTCAGAAGCGATTCATCATCTGTAGGCTGTGAAAGCTCTGATAGATCTCCACGTATTATAGACGCCCAAAAACTGTCACTATAAATACCTGGAACATTTATCAATATTCGTTTCGTTCTATTGCCGGAAGGAATTTCCTTTCTCCCCGTACGACTAAAATAAGCCTGATAACCACACATCTTCAAGCGTATATCGCGGGGGCTATTACCAATCAAAGTAAAATATTCACCAGGATGGATTTTTCTTTCATCCAAAGAATGCATATGTTTTCTGACTGATGATGACGCCAGATATACTACGATTTGGGATACACCAGAATCAACCAACCGTTCAATGATATAATCAAGAGCGATATTGTAATCTTTGTTTCTGTCACCCGGCCCCCACGACTCAAGGATTAGACCATAAACGCCATCCTCTTCACCTATCGAACACTCAGCTTTTAGTTCAATTCCATTATTATCAAAAACATGCATAGCATTAATCTTTAATCAATTTTTTACGACAATACTACTTTTATTGATAAAATTGCAACAAGTTGCTGTTGTTTTATTTTGTACACAAAGTGTCTTTAACTTTATTTATCCCCTGCAGGAAACCTCTTATACAAAGTTGACACACCAACATCATAGATAATCGCCACCTTCTGGCGAGGAATGCCTGATGCAATTAATCGCCCGGCCTGCGCCCATTGTTCTAGTGTAAGTTTGGGACGACGTCCCCCAATTCGTCCCTGTGCGCGAGCAGCTTCCAGTCCAGCTTTTGTTCGTTCAACAATCAGTTCTCGTTCCATTTCAGCTAGGGCACCCATCACATGAAAGAAAAAACGCCCCATCGGTGTGCTGGTATCAATAGCATCCGTCAGGCTGCGAAAATTAACGCCACGTTCGCGCAACTCCTCAACCAGAATGACCAGATGCCGCATACTACGCCCCAGCCGATCCAGCTTCCAGACAACCAGAGTGTCACCTGCCGATAATGTCCTGAGCAGTTTTTTCAGTCCAGGCCTTTCGGACTTTGTACCGCTTATCTTGTCTTCAAAAATCAGCTCGCATCCTGCACAGTTCAGCGCATTACGTTGTAGATCTGTGTTCTGGTCATTTGTTGACACACGTACATAGCCAATAAGCATGTTAAATCCCCCTGGTAAAAGCAGGAATGATGCCATTTGCTTGTTATTTCTTCATTTTCATAAACATTGGTTTGGGAGAAGGTTCAGCATTACCTGTTGGTGCACCTGTTCCGTGGCCTTCAGAGACACCTCCAACAGGCTGGCTGAAATGCAACGGAGCAGCTTTTTCTGCTGAAGAATACCCGGAACTGGCAAAGGCTTACCCGACAAATAAATTGCCTGATTTACGTGGTGAGTTTATTCGTGGCTGGGATGATTCTAGAGGGATTGATACGGGGCGTTCATTGCTAAGTGGTCAGGCTGCAACATTTATTCGTACAGCTTTGCAGGATTATTACGGTTACGATCTGAATACTAATGTCAAAGTAGGTATCGCTTTTGCTACTGCTGATTCTGTTATAACTGTTGGAAACCCAGCTAATCCTAAAGCAGGAAATAATAGCGTTTATGTTCCTGCATCAGCAGATAACTCCATAACGGGTACTCAAAGGACAGCGGAGGATAATTTTACCGGGGCATGGATATCAATGCGCCCTCGTAACCTTTCATTTAATTACATCGTGAGGGCTGCATAATGGATAATGCCGTATTAAATAGCGAGTTTATTGCCACGAAGGCGGGGGATATTACTGTCTATAATTATAATGGTGAAACACGAGAATATATTTCCACATCAACTGAATATCTTGCTGTTGGTGTCGGTATTCCGGCATGTTCCTGTTTAGATGCACCAGGAACATATAAAGCTGGTTATGCCATCTGCCGCTCTGCGGATTTAAACTCATGGGAATATGTGCCAGACCATCGCGGAGAAATCGTCTATAACACCGAAACGGGAGACGCCAAAGAAATCACAACTCCGGGTGATTACCCCGAAAATACAACCACTATCGCCCCATTAACGCCATACGATAAATGGGATGGTGAGAAATGGGTGACCGATACTGAGGCACAGCATCACGCCGCAGTAGACGCGGCAGAAGCACAGCGTCAGTCACTGATTGATACTGCAATGGCTTCCATTAGTCTGATTCAACTGAAATTACAGGCTGGGCGGAAGCTGATGCAGGCAGAGACCTCCCGACTTAACACTGTGCTGGATTACATTGACGCGGTGACGGCAACAGATACCAGCACCGCGCCGGATGTCATCTGGCCTGAACTGCCGGAGGAGTAGGCCATTCAATATCTGGCGCACTGGAAGTATCGACCAGCTCCAGTGCGTCCAGATAATCCAGCCACAAATTATATTGCGCCAGTTCCTCACCTTTCAGGCGACCAATCGCCGCTTTACCAGGCCATTGCTTACTGTTCATGTTAGAGTTGGCCTGTTCAATAAGAATCTGCCTCTTGCGTTCTGCTGCTGCTACCTGCTCATCATGAGTTAGTGCTGGTAGTTCACCCCATTCCGGATAACCATCTTTTCCAGCGATGCGGACCTTCCCAGTTGGCGGTTCCTTTGTATATTCTGTAAATATATCTTCGTCACATTCAACACCATCAGTAGGCCAGCAATTTCCAGAAATATAATCTTCTTTCATTGATGTTGGATAGAAAGCGTTATTTATTGCACTGTACACATATTTTTTCATTTTATTTACCTATAGCTATCCATCGACAATAAGTTGTATTGCTACCTGATGGCTGGGAACCCATTAAGCTAAAACCAAGACCGGTACTAACGGGTGTAGCAGCAAAAGAAGGAATTGAATTTACTGCAGATTCCGCATTATCATACGACACAACAATTTGCACGGTTGAGTAGTTGGTAAATGCAATGGGGAAATTTATAAAAGTGGGAGATCCAATCGCTCCTGCCACTGAAACACCACGTTGAAAGATAGTTCCATCAGGGTAACGACACCAGCCATTTCCACTTGTAAAGCTAGACATGTCAGGAATTTGATTGGTGCCGGTCCCTACATTTCTTTTAGCCGCTTCTCCCAAACCAAGGTTTTCGAGAGCTATTTTCACCGTGCCATCCGATTTGATATCGCCAAACGGATTCTTGCGGCTTAACAGCAGCGCGCGAAGTGCGGTAAGCAACTGATCGTGCCGCCCCTTCTCCAGGCTGGCACCGGATGCCTCCACAACGCTGCAAAGCTCCTCCTGCAACATGTCAAAGTAGTCATCATCCAGATCGGTGGCAGGCGTGCCAGTCTGGGGGTTACCACGGGTAAAACCGTTTTTACCCGCGCCGAACTTATCCTTCTGCGCGGTTTTCGTGTCTATACGATGCATGGATTACTCCGGATATTTAAAAATTACGCAGGTATGCGACGGGCAGAGTTTGTTAAGAACACACTCGACAACGGTGTCCCCCCAGATACGCAGTGCGGAATCACAGGGATCGCCACATGTCATCCAGGTGGTGTTGGCGGCGGCTGGCATGTTGACCTGCCAGTAATACCGCCATTCCGGCGCATTCACAGCGTCAGTACAGGCCGATGAGCAGGTGAACGTGCTTTTGTCGTATCGCGTGATGGTGGCATCTGGTCTGCCCAGGGCAGCAAGCTGTGCAAGATAAAAATCCTCGTTGATGCCGCCCGCCAGGTTAACCTTCGCATCCAGCCGTTGCTGACGCTGGCGAAGGGTCTGTGTCCCTGCGGGAATACATTCATCCGGCAGGCCGCACAGACGCTCCCAGCGATTTATCAGTTCGGTGGTGGTGCGCGGATCCAGCTCCCGCATCAGGGCATCCGCACGCTGATGAACACGGGTTAATGACGGTGCTGCACCGGCAATCGCCGGATCGCTGACTGACCACGCCGGACCGGGCGGCAACAGTGCCGACAACAGACGGATATAATCATCGTTTGTCACGTCCATGAAATCGTCCCCAGAACTGCCAGCTCATTTTTTGCAATGGAGATATTGTCCGCCGGTGCAAGCAACTGATGGCTATATTCCCCGTTCGCACCGGAAATCGCTTCACTGATACGTGACACCTTCAGTTCTCCCTGCGGATAACCATCACGCAGCAGGAACGAACGCAACTCCGCGGTAATGGCAGCCCGTATTTCTGGTGTGTCCGGCGTCACGCGGATATGAAAATCCACCGTATGTGCCACCGGCCTGAATACATACAAATCAGAGCCTGCCACCGGGGCCAGTGGCCCGATATGTTGTCTTGCTGCCGTTTCCGTTGATTCTTCCGGAATGGGATTAATCAGGTCACTGCCGGCAATCATCACACCGACAGTTCCCGTTCCCATCCAGTGACGGTATGTCCATGCGCGGGTAATGCCGGGCACTTCTTTAGCCCAGACGACATAGTCCCCGTCAGCCCCGCCCTGCGGCGTCCAGTAATACCGCTCAATGACGCGGGCGCGCCACGTTTCCAGATCTTCTGTATCAAATCCGCCTGTCAGGGTGTCAGTCACACCGGAAGACGGCAGACCATTCACCGGCGTGACCAGGATTAATGCCGTACCATCGTCAGCGTTACCGACCGCGCCTGCAGTTGAGCAGGCGATCGGCACGCGCAGGACACCACCGGAGCTGGTTGCATCGGCAGTTGCCGTGTACTGAACCAGGTCATCGCGCTGAATAACACTCCCGGCAGTCACCTTCAGGCCATCGCTGACACCTTCCCAGCGCATATACCCGCTGGCAGCAGTGGCCCCCTTGCGCGGACACCGTTTCATCGCAGCATGTCGCGCCAGCCAGGACTCATCGCACAGGTCAGGCAGCATGTTCATTGCCAGATAATCGATGTAACCGTAAACCGTATGCAGCGCCGCCGCATACACCTTTGCCCGCACGTCTTCATCCATGCGCCGGAGCGTGTCGCTGACGTCCAGCCTGGCGAATAAATCGTTACGGAGCATACTGATATTTTCTGCCAGCGTCGGGCGCTGAAATTCACTGTCCGCCATGCGTTATCGCACTCCACAGATCATCAAAAGAAATCATTACCGGTCCGTCACGACGCCAGAGAGTGATACTGTTACCCAGTTCATTAATCCCGGTGCGGCGGATATCCAGATCAATACGGGACACCACGCCGTCATCAATCATCCATTGCAGGCATTCGCGGATATACCCCCTTACCGTCTGCACCAGCTGATTGGTCAGTTTGCTGCGCTGAAGCAGCCACAGTCGGGAGCCGTAACGGTCATTCTGTACCGCAGGCCAGGTATCCCCCCACCATCCCATCGGGACGTCGGCGTTGTCATCAGGCTCCGCCCGTCGCCAGGTAAACAGGGAAATCACCACGGCGCGGGTCAGCGGATCCAGCGGTGCGCTGGCGCAGGTGCGTTTACCGTTCACCGTCAGCCACAGTTCCATCATGCCTCCATCGCTTTATCAGGTTTGTCGGTGTTACTGCCCTGACCGTTCTCTCTGTGACGATGCCCGTTATAGGCAAGCCGCATCGCTGACATGGTAGTGCCGCTGGAGTCGCACAGGTCTTTCACCTGTCCTGTCACTTCCAGGTCCATTTCAAAACGTGCTTTAGGTGAATTGCGAAACGTGATCGTTTTACCTGCACCGTCCACCACGATCCCCTCCCGGGTCAGCGTCACGGACTGCCCCTGATCGTCATAGACAGCCACCTCACCCGTCTGCAGCCCTTTCAGGCGGTAGCGCCGGTCCGACACCGTAACAACCACCGCATGAGAACGGTCGCCATCCGGAAACAACACCACCGCTTCCGCACCGCTGTTTGCCCTTGCGGTAAAACCGTAGGGTTCAAGATGTTCAACCCCGGCTTTGGGTTCACCGGCAATCAGGGACACATCCACGGTCTGACATTTCGTGGCGGCACTGATGCTTTTCACCACGGCCCGCCCAATCAGGCCGAGGAGTTGTCGCTGCATGGCTTCAATCGCCCTCATCAGAACGGGTCCTCCTGTACTCTGGCTTTTTTCTTTTTCCGCGCGCCGGGATCTTCGGGTTCAGGCAGATAAGCATCAGGCGGGCCGACACGGATTTCCGTCAGGGTGCCGTTCTGGTCCTGAGTAAACGTGACTTCCGAAACAAGCAGTTCGGTATTGTCGAAACCACAGACCGGATCGAAGACAATCACCCGCTGGTTGGGCTGCCACAGCGTACCGTTACCCTGTCGCCAGCCCTGCACCACATAAGTGGTTTCATCCGTCCGCGCCGCCCGTTGTCGGGCTTCAAAGTCAGCACGCGCAATACAGCCTGCCCCCGTGGCCTGCCCTGTCTGCCTGATATACATCGGACGGTAACGGGCAATAAATGCGTCCTCTGTGCGGGCCCGCAGCGCAGTTGTGGTGGCCTCACCGAAATCATCGTCGTTTCCGGCACGCTGCCCCGCCACCTGGTAAACAGAAAACCGCTCCCGGATACTCTTCTCCGTATCGCAGGAAAGGATGTTTTCCCCAAGTACCAGCGCGGTATGTGCCCGCGTTGAGCCAATACCGCCAATCACCAGCCTGCCGTGCGGGTCGTCGTAAGCCAGTGCCTGCTGCTGACCGAGTATTTTGTTGATTACCTCAATCACCGTTTCACCGTGATCAGGCTGGACATCAGGAATAACACCCGACGGCGCACCGCTGTTCACCACCTCAATGCCGAAAGGCGCAGCAAGCGCCTGCGCAATCTGTACCAGCGATCGTCCGTTAAACTGTGTCGGTTCGGCTGCACAGTCAATCAGGTCAGCGGTCAGACTGCGTCCGGCAATACCGGTGCTGACCGAACGGGCATCGTAACGAACGGG